TACGTGTAATGGCAACTATGAAAACGGCATTTCTGTCAGTGGTAGTAACAATACCATAACAGGCAATACGTGTAATGGCAACGATAGCAGCGGCATTTATGTCGATGATAGTAACAATACCATAACAGGCAATACGTGTAACAGCAGCTATATGGGTATTAATGTCCGTGGTAGTAACAATACCATAACAGGCAATACTTGCAACAACAACTACGATGGCATTTACCTATATTCCAGCAGTAACAACACAGTAACAGGCAATACTTGCATACGTGGAACAGGGCAACCCTCTGATTACACCTCAAGTCAATATACAATACGGCTCAGGGGAACAGATAACAACTATAACCTAATTTCAAACAATAATTGCATGGGCAAAGATGTCGTCATTGAGGGCGGGACGAGCAATACAAGTGTAAATAACAAATATAACTAAGTGAGGTGATATAATGTTTCGCCTTTTGGGTAATAAGGTTGAATTGGTTCGATATATAGTGACCTGGCAGGAAACTCAAGGTGAAAAAACGATTGAAATGGAAGAACGGTGTGTCTCGGAAGAACACAAGAATGAAATAGAACAAAAGCTCACCGAAAGAGGCATACCGTTCTCTACTGAATCTATCACCCAGGTAGGAAATGAATGGTTTAATGGATTAACCTTTGGTTCCTATGATGAAGCTAAAAGAGTGTTTGAAGCAGGAGAAGCTCAGTTTAATTTAGAAAAAGATCGGACAGAACTAACAGATAATCTTAGACTTAGAGCGGACATTGACTATATAGCTATTATGTCGGGGGTTGATATTTAATGAACTGGGTAGAGAGGATTCAATATTACTACTCTAAAGGATTGTGGAACAAAGAGCGGGTAAAGAATGTAGTCGGCAAGGTTATCACTCCCGAAGAATATGAACAAATTACCGGCGAGGAGTATAATGAGGATGTGGTTTGGCCAGAACTGCCTAGTTAAAGGAGATAACAAATGTTATTTAATGAGCGCTGCTATAATGAATCTGCATATAACAGCAAAAGGGAAAGTGTTCCGTATGAGATAGTTACAGATACTATCCAAAGGATTTTTGTTCAGCGAGGCTCATCCCTTGACAGTAAACAGAGTGTTTTTATTATTGGTTCAGTGCTCGCTGACACTGAACAGTTAGCAATAAGAATGCGTAGCATAGATGTGGATACGACGCAGATCGCCCATCTCCAGCGCTCTAATCTTTTTGATACAACTCAAAAAGTAAAGCTCCCTTACAGTGTAGAAGCTGATACTTCTCAAAGAGTATTTATTCTGCAGATAAATGAATATGATATACTCGCAAACTGCATTTTAATCGCATCCGTTTTGGCAGACACAGAGCAGCCGGTTTATCTCCCTAGAGCTTTTCAGTCAGACATACAATTGGCTGTTCGCTCCCTAACAGAAGTGGCAGCAGATGCAACACAGAGAGTTTTCTTTCTGAAAAGAACGGATATTGATACCATTCAGGCTTCTTATTTTAAAAGACAATATTTTGCTGATACACAGCAAGCGCTTAAGCTGCCAAGACTAATTGCGGCAGATTTTAAGCTTGCAAGTTATTTAAAAACACAAAGTCGATTTGATACAGAAATAAATACTGTTTTCTTTACCTATAAAAAAGACCCGTACCAGGGTGCTAGGGATGTTAGTAGTAAAGTGAGTGCGAGATTGAAAAGAATTAGCGTTAGAGCAAAGAATGTAAGTCCCACTGTTTACATCAAAAGGGGGGACTCCAATAAATGATTACTGATGAAATGTATTTAGGCGAGAGACATATTAAAATGTTAGAATTTAAACGCACTGATGGTGCGCCCATTAGCATGGCTTTCCTTTCTGTGCAAAACCCAGAGGGGAATTGGGAAGAAGAAGACAGATTTATATCACATGACGGAAAAGAGATAGTATACTTTTGGTTTGAGCCCAAACAAACTGGTACTTATAACCTAGAGGTTAAGGTGGCGTATCAAGATGGGCAAAGATGGATAGAGCCGATGCGCATTCAGGTGAGAGGGGGTAGAGATTGATGACAGGAAGGGAGATACTGGAGGCAGCCTCCTCTTTCGTTGACGAAGGAATCGATGAGGCCGACGGCCTTTATGCTATAAATTCAGCAATCGCAGAGATTGGGGATATGGCGCTTATTTATGATAATATTACTATCACCACCAAAGGTGATCGCTGGGAATTTGTGGCCGATGATTTGCTGAATATTGTGGAGATAGAGGATAACCACGGAAACCTCATTCAAAACTACCGGGAAAGAAACGGGCAGGTTAAGTTTGTGTATCCGGGCAGATACAACATTTGGTACAGGCGTCTGCCACGGCTTATTGAATCCTTAGATGATACACCTGAACTGCACACTGCATATCATCCGTGTTTGGTTACTTATTTAGCTTATTGGTTCAAAAAGAAGGATGACGATGAAAACCCGGATGCCAACTTTCTCTATGAGAAGTTCACTGTAGATGTGAGAAGGGTATTTTCTCAAATAAACAGGAAGCGGACGCCCGTAAAAGTAAGGGTGGTGAGGTAATGCCCTATGCACTCAGACCTTTCCTGGATTTTTCGGGAGGCCTCAATGTTGATGCCTCTCCTGATATGCTGGCTGATAACGAGCTGGCTGTCGCTGACAATGTGGACCTGGATGAGCGTGGAGCGCTGAATAAACGTGGAGGAACAGTACGTCTGAACGAGGAGCTATATGATGTTGTTCCTACTCAGCTTTTCGAGTGGGTGCGGAACGATGGTTCGGCTAGGCTGTTGACTGTAGCCGATGGGAAACTATATGCAGTGGAAGAGGGGTCATTTTTACTGACGGAATTGTGCCCTGTTGCAGATTCCGTCATTTCTTATGTGAACTTCCAAGACAAACTATATTTCCTTGATGGTGAGAAATATCGTTACTATGATGGGTCTAAAGTGGAGGATGTTCTTGAAGACGATGATGAGACGAATGATTTAACCCCGATTCGTAAATGCAAGCTCATCGTTTGGCATCCGATGAGCTTTCGCTTTTTCGTTGCCGGTAACGAGGACGACAAGACAGCTTTATACTATAGTGAGCCGAACAGGCCTGGTTTTTTCAAGGAGACATCTCGCATGCACCCAGCGACAGCTGAAGGCCCGATAGTCGCTCTTGCAGTTATTGGCAGCGCTTTACTGGTGTTCTACAAAAATGGCGCCTATGCCTGGAATGGGCACGACCCGGAAAGTGCGACCTGGTCAAAGGTGCCTATTGGCCAGGGAACTACAGCGCCGAGGACTATTGCTCATACTCCGAGCTCGCTGACTTTCATGGGAGCGGGAGGCATCTACGCTATTAATCCTGCGGTTGCCGGCTATAACGTGGTCATTACTCCAGATGAGGGGATGGTTACAAACCTGGCTCAAAACAGGGTGGCTAGCATTATAAATGAAGTCTTAGACCCAGCACTTTGCTGTGCAGTGTATGATGCTCGCAGAGAGTGCTACTACCTGGCTTATCAAAGCAGGAATTCTCCAGGACAAAATGATAGGGTCCTAGTCTATAACTGGCGCTTGAAAGCTTTTACTCGATATACAGGATTACACATCAATGATTTCTGTGTGCGGAGCAATGGGGATACGGTTGCTGCTACGCTCACCACTGACGATTCTGGTAATAAAAGGGGGGCTATCATTAAGCTGCACACAGGATTCAATGATTTCGATGGGAGGCCGGTTGATTTTCGCATTAAGACTAAAAGTCATCAGCTGGACTACCCCTTTTTTGTGAAAAAATTTAAAAACTTGTATTTGGCATTTAAGCATGGTGTAGGAGCTTCAGGACATATAAGTGTTAACGTAAATATAGATTCAAGGAGTCAAGTAATTGACGGTAATATATTGGATGAGTCGGGAGAATTCTTTGTCTGGGGTGATATTTGGGGGAAACTTTGGGGTTTTGAGGATGTGTCTGTTAGGCGGGCAAAAATAAGAGGAAAGGGCTATAGGATTCAAGTTGAAATAGTAAACTCGGCCCAAAGTCAGCCGTTTACGTTACTGGGAATTGCAGTGCAATTTAAGCCAACACGCAAGAAAGGGAGGTTGCTTGATGCCTAGGCCAAAACGTATGTTTATAGGTTCTGAGGGTGAGCACACAATAGGCTTGGCTGGTGTGGCCGGACTTCGAGGAGATTTGGATAATGCTTTTAGGATGTTTGACCCCGACATGAGATTCTCTGACGGTTCCTCTGGCGGAATCGGGACAATAAACCTTCAAGACAAGGTCATTATTAACGATAAATTTGCAGACAAGAGTTTAGATGCCAGCAAATTGGCGCCTGAGTATGAGGGCAAGCTGGTTAGAGTAGTGAGTCCTATTGTAAATCCTAAAGACAGCTCTGTGCAGCTTTTCGAAGGATCTGGTGTGTTTCCAGGGTATGAGTGGCCTAGGAAAACAGAAGAAATTCCCCTTTTCATAAAAAGTAGAGCTGTTATGCCAAGTGGAGAGCGAGAATATTACTCTCGCTTCATTCAAAACATTCAAGTAAAAATCTCTATCTCAAGGATAGTAATTTGGGCACCGGGGTACGAGCCTGTGAAGTTCGCATGCCGAGTAGTAGTTCTGTACCCTAAAAGCGGAGAAGAGAAACATGTTGTGTGGGAAAATAGTACGGTGGACTATAACCCGAAATCCGGTATCGTAAGCTTCAATCCTTTTGATCATATTCCATTCAATGAAGAGGCAACGTTTCAAATAATCATAGAAAAACCCGATCCTTCAGACTGGGATGTGATCCCCGAACGGCTCGGTATGTATTTGGACGAATTCTCGGTAGCTGTCAATAAAACCCTATTAGCAATTCCGATGGGAAGTGATGTGTAATGGCAAAGCCAAAGAGAATATTTAGTGGAGCTGACATGACCCCTTCTCTCGGAATAGCCGGAGCCGAAGGATTAAAGATAGATTTAGACAATATCTTTAGGATGTTCGATCCGACAAGTGAATTTCCGGATGGCTCCCCTGGCGGAATCGGGACAGAGAACATTCAAAACGGTGCGATAACCGCACGAAAGGTTGCGAACAAAACACTTACTGAAGAAAAATTTACTGATGAATTCAATTGGTCGTTTCTTAAAAAAGGCAGCCCTGTGATAGACCCTGAGGACAGAAGCCTGACACATGCTAGCATAGGGACGACGGACAATAGTGTTTTAGCTATTGCGGGGCAATGGTTCGAGGTGGTAAGGACAGAGCCTATAACGTTGTACGAGAAAGATACAATAAAGACCCCAGAAGGTGACAGCGAATACTTCACCCTTTTCACTCAGTTTGCGCAGGTTGCTGTTACATTTGGCAGGGTGACTATTCAAGGCACATCAACGGTAGTGCCTTTTATGTTTAGGGTTGTTGCTAGTTTTACATCTGCACCTGGCACTGATTTTGTGTTGTTTGAAGAAACAACTTATTCCTCAACCCAAAATCGAAGTCAAACAATTGATTTTAGCCCATTCGAGCATGTTCAGTATCGGGCTGACAATTCCATGACAATAAAAGTTGAAGCAAGAGTAAGCTCTGCAAATCAGGTTACAGGAAGAGTTAATAGTTTAACGGTAAAAGGGAATAAAACCGAACATGTTATTATTCCTGTGAACGCATTTTAAGGAGTGATGCGAAATGGCACTGCCACCGCTAACGCCGGCAACAGTTCCGTATTATTTGCAAATAATAGGGTCTGGGATAAACCTTTTGAAGTCGCTTTTTGGAGGCGGGCGGCAACCACCGCCGCCGCCGACGCTCTCTTACAACGAAGCTCTGCGCAGAGCAGAGGACGTGCTGAATCCTGTTTACGATAGGCATTTAAGGGATACGCTGAAACAGATCGATAGTGCGAATATTGCACGAGGATTCTATGGTCAGCTTCCGGGAGATGCGTTAGCAAGGAGCACTGCTGCTGACATTCAGGGGGCTAGGGCTGCGCAGATAGCCAATTTGGCTCAGCAGATGGTAGGGCAATCTGAACAGCAGGCTTTAGCGCAGCAGCAGTTAGCTTTGCAGTGGGCCCAGCAGCAACAGGCAGCAAGGCAGCAGGCGATGAGCAACTTTGGAAACTTCGCAAATACGCTTCTTAATACGCAGCTTGCATTAGCACAGTTACAGCAGGGAATCCCTGCAGGGCTTGCATCGGCTTTTGGAATTCCAGTAAAAACCCAAGACGACCTGGCAAGCAGCGCAGCAGTAAAACCCCTACCGAAAGATGTGTATAATTTTCTTATTCAAAATCCTGGAAGCATAAAGCTTGGAGCCGGAGGGGCTCAGGGCGGAACAGGAGGCTCTTGGGCGGATATTAATTGGAGTAATGTTGTAAGCGACCCAGCATGGTATCTCCGAAGGGAGAATCAGCATTATTTCAAACAAGGGTCCGGACCGTCTTTTAGCTATGATTTTTCAGCAGGTGGCTTATGGAATCCAATATGGAAGACCTGGTAGGAGGTGGAACAGGTGCCGACCAAAAACGACAAGGACAAACGCCCTCGTCCTCAGGACCATATTCCTAGCCCTGGCGGGCAGCCGGTGCAAACGTCAAACCAAAATCCATTTGCGGTTGTCACGCAACCCCCTGCAAAGCAGGTGCCGACTGAAACAGTGCCGTTTGTCCCCACACAACCGTCAGGGAACGTGCTATCTCCAGCGTACACTTGGGATAGCATGGCATTGCAAAACTTAGGATACAATTATGCTCGACAGTTGCTTGCAGGGCCTGGTGAGGGATATGTTCCTACGATCAATGCATTCCAGGATGCCTTGGATCTTGCTATGGAGCTGCTCAGTATAAGCCCGGAGAAAGCTAATGAGGTAGTTAAACTATGGATGCCTGAAAGCTGGACATCTTATAGCAAACCATTCCAGGATATGGTTGCTGAATTTGCTTTAAGGGCTGTTCAGACCGACCCTAATCTGCTCGAAGAGTGGTTGCCACACCTCGAAACTTACGCATCACCGAGGTTGCATGGTGGCATTCCGACATTAGATCAGATGCGGAGCGGCTTGAACGTAGCATTAAATCTCCTTAGAGTCAATCCTGAGAAAGCATATGAAATAGCAGGGCAGTATCTCCCACAAGATTTTAGTGGTCTGAGTGCACAGGCAGAGGATCTGCTTAGAGCCTTTGCTACTTATGCTTTGGCCGTAGATCCGAAGTCGGTGCCGAGTGAGTGGCTTGATTTCCTGCACTACTTCGTAACTGCAGGTGGTGGCGAGTATGTGCCTACCATGCAGAGAAGAATCGAACAAGCACAGCTTAACAATCTTCTTAACGAGCTGTTCGCTGGCACCTACTACAATCCTGCTTTAGGCAGAGTGACTTATACAACTGATACAGCAAAAAAGGGACTCGGTCTATTGAACCTTGATGAGATTACTCGAAGCGAAGCGCTTGGGGCTCCAATTCCAGGGCAAGATTCGCCAGTTGTAAGGCCACAAGGTGGGGTTTTAGTTGGAGATGAGGTCATTAGAGCAGCAGGGCATGAGCCAGCGCAGACTGGTGGCGAGCCAGACCCAACTCTGATGGGATTGCAGCAAGTAGGTGGTGCTCCTCCTGTTGCAGGCGAAGGAACAGGAGTGCAGTCAACTGCAGCAGGGGGGTCCCAGGTTAAGACAGGTGCGGAAGCTGTGGCAGAGGTTGTTGGGGGAGGAGCAGCAGATGAAGGAGTAAGCGTCATTGATCCAAGTCAAATGACTGGCCCACGACGTGAATATACTGTCCAAGCCCCTAATCTGCAAGGTATAGATTTAAGGAACTACAAGCCATTCTTTGATTTAGCATCTAACTTTACGAATGTTTCTAGGGATTCTATAACAGGCACGGGAGCTTTTGGCGCACCAGCAGCAACTGAAACAATGGCAGGTGCAATACCGGCAGGAACAACGTCAGCCGCAACGACAAGCCCTGAAACAAATATGACTGCTCAGCTACAACAAGCAATAGAAAGCCTGAGGGCTCTTCCAGAAAACTCACCTGAGCTGACGAATGCAATAGACCGTATCATGGTGCAGTACGGTATTCCGAGGCAAACAGTTAAAGATATGATGTATGGCAAGGTGCCGGTGACGTATCCGGTAGTATCTGCTGATAGACTTGCAGTGCTTGAAGACGAAATCGGCAGAGCGAGGCAGAGAAGAGGAAATGAACAGGCAAATTCAATTCGCTTTATTGCCAATAAGCATGATATTGATGTCGGATTAGTAAAGGAAATGGTTTATGGTGGTATGCCAATTACGCCTGCAGTCTTTGGCACAGGGTCTGTCTACGTCCCAGAACAGGGGCGAGTGTTACGGCCGGGTATGTCTGGCAAAGATGTTCAGAACGTGCAACAGCTTCTTGCTAATGCAGGTTATAGTGTAGGCTCGGCTGGTGCTGATGGCAAGTTCGGTCAAGGCACAAAAGATGCCGTTATGAGGTTTCAGCGTGACCACGGTTTGAAAGCTGATGGCGTTGTTAGCTCCGAAACCTGGGAAGAGCTCTGGCGCTCTGATTTCAGGCGGCGATTTAAAGATCAGCTTGCCGGTGTTCCTGGAGCAAGTGCTAGTGCAACGCCTGGTACTATAGAAGCAGGTGCTGCGGCTGCCTTGAGCGGAGATGCAAAAGCGCCGGAACCCTATACGCCTGAATGGTTTGCGATGCACACCACTCCAGACTTCGAGATAGCGCCTAATCGGCTGAAGTATATGTTAGATATTAGGGGGCTGTATCCACTTGACTGGAACCCCATATCTTTGAAGGCGAGGATGGATGCGCTTAGGGAGGCGTATCCGCAAGGGTTTACCAACGTTTTTGAATTTGATGTAGGTATGGCGCTACAAAATGCATATCAGTCTCTAAAACACTTTTTAACAGACCCCACTGCTACGGTAAACTTTAGAGCACTGGCAGATGCGCAAGCTGCAGCGAAGCAGACATATTACCGTGCCCTAATTGAAACACAGGGGGCTGTGCATCAAGCATATGTTAACAACCTCCAGAAAGAGCTTGAGCGTGTCAAGAGCATGCTCAGGCTTGCAGAACTTGATCGTGAGGCGGAGTTGAAGAAGGAAGTGGCCGCATTCCAGCATGAGCTTGATGTGAAGCTGGCAGGCGTGAATTTTGAGTTTAATAAGTATTTAGAGAACATGAGAATTGCAGGGCAGAAAGATATAGCACGCATTCAAGGAGAATATGGCTTGGAGGAAGCCAGAATTCGGGCAAGTTCTGGAGGCGGAGGTAGCGGAGGTAGCGGTGGGCCGACGTGGTCCCAGCAGCGAGACGATGTTCGAGCAGGAATAACTGCAGATATGTTCTCAGATGTTTTCCCCAGATTCACAAACAGGAAAAACATGGAGGCATCTGTACGGGAATATGGTAGATGGTTTGTGAATAATGGGTTGTGGTCTGAAGATTTCTATCTGTCCTTATTAGATGCAAACAAAACACCAAATGCGATGTTTAGCTTTGGTTCTAAGAAGGCAGCAAAAGAAACCGTGCCGGGTGTGGGCAAAGTGTCTGATCCGCTGTACCTCTATGCAGTAGAGTTAGCGAATCTAACAGGATTAGCGCCACCGAAGCATAGAACAGGATTAGCGCCACTGAAGCATAGAAACCAACGTTAATTGGTTTTTGTGGACTTCTCTTACGAAGAGAGGTGTGTTAGTAAGTGACTGACTATGGAAGAGTCCTAGAAGTTTTACGAAGCGGGGCAATGCAAGATACCTTTGCTAAATGGAACCGCTTATCTATGGAAGAGGAAGAAGAACGCAGGAAGCGGCAGCTGGAACAGCAATGGCGGGGACAGCAGCAGCGACAAAGAGAAAGGGAAAACATTGAACAGCATCTCGAGCTTCGTGATTCCGGCTGGAGTGAATACGTTTTCAGGCCACCGCTCGGCTTATCTAGGGAAGAGCTGGAACAGCAATTGGAACAGCAATGGTGGGAACAGCAAAGGCGGGAACAGCGACAAAGAGAACTCGAACTTCGTGATCCCCCCTGGAGTGAATACGTTTGGGGTAAACACGTTGCAGACTTTTACCATCGGTTTGGGGCTCGGTATGTGGAGGCGTTGACCCCTGATTGGATAGAAAAGAAAGTCCCAGAACTTAAAATACTTTTGGACCCTGAAAAATATGATTCTCGTTATGCTGGGGCTGCTGATACTGCTGGAAGAGTGGCAGCTGAGGCAACAAAGTGGGCAGCAGCTATGCTGGCACCAAAGCTGCTCCTTGGTAAGCTAGGAGTAGGACTAGGTGCCAAGGGAGTCGGAGCCGCAGCACAGACAGCCGGCAGGCTAGGGCGTGCAGGTAGAATTGCCAGGGCTGCTGCCCCTGCTGCATTGAAACTTGGCACGGAAAGTGCGGTCCACACACTCCTTTCGGATGATCCCTCGCTTAGGCGTTTTGGGGAAGACCTGTTAATCTCCGCAGGGGCTGACGTGGGGGCTGGATTAGGTTCTGCGGTAGCGAGAAACCTTTTCCCTTATGCTCGGCCCGGGGTTCGAGCAGGATTCCAGACTCTAGGCACAGGGGTCGGGGCAGGATTAATGGCCGCTCCCTTTGCTGAAGGGGAGACAAGAGGGGAAAAAATAAAAAACATCGCAATGACTGCAGCTATCATAGCAACAGTGGATGCTGCTATGACCTTCACGTTTAATCGTGGCGAGTTTCGTCTGCAGAATCAATTGCGGGAAGAGCTAGATGATGTTTTAGAGGCGTTTGGTGTTCCCGATAGGAAGACCCTCCAGCGGATGTCGCCCGAAGAGCTTGCAGATCTTAATAAACAGTTTGATACCGTCCTTAGGCGAAGGATACGGGATCTGAGCGAGGAGTTTGCGACTGATCCACAGGGAGCATCGAAGCTCCTTAACGATTTAAGAGGAGCTAGAGCCCTGGCAGAAGAGTATGTCCAACGAGTGACGAAAACAGGAGAATTCAACAAGACGGCCAGACAGCGAGTAAGGGACATCCTTAATGATACTATCAGTGAAACAACAAGACTGATGGGGCTTGCTAGAGAAGATAGGGGCACGGCTTATGAGATGCCAGGCCCCACTGATGAAGAACTTCGGCCTAGGGCGACAACCTCTCCTGAGCCAGATCCTTCTGTTAGGAGCACACGGCAGCCTGAGACACAAACAGCCCTGGTTCCCTTAGAGGTTGCTCAGCGCCAGGCAGATGAAATGGCTCGGATTCAAGCACCAGCAAGAAAGGCCAGTGCAACAAATGTCCTTCGCAATGCGTATGATCGGGTGGAGAAATTCCACAATTTATACGCTTCAAACCCAGATTTGATCGATATTGAGGCTATGACCCTCGCTTGGGATCACGCAAGTCGTGCTGAAAACATGGCGTTGAGGGCAGGATTGAGCGCTGATGACATAGTAGCAGTAAGAAGGGAGTTCCCGTACGTTTCAAGTGTATATGATATAAGGGCTGGTCGAACAAAGGCTCCTGCCTCTCTAGATGATGAAGCTCAAAGAGTTGTACGAGCCCGTCGTGAACCCAAGATAGCAGCTCAAGCAGAACCAAAGCCTACCCCTAGAAGGCCTGAAGCAGTGCCTGAGGTGCCGGATGTGCCTACTCTTTCTAAGGAAGAAGAAAAAGCAAGGCGCATTGCTCTCAATCATTTGGAAAAACAAGTTCGGGACCTTGAAAGGAGCGGGCTTCAGAACACAAATGCTTACAGAGAGGCTGTTGAGCGGCGTGATATGCTGCTCACAGGTGGGGTCGAAGTGCCTGAGCCCACTCCGTCACGTCGGGCACCGGAGCCTGAAGCACGGCGAACTGCAGGGACCCGGCGTGTGGAGGCTCCGGAGCCAGAGCCGCAACAAATGTCTAGGGAGCCATCTGTGCGGAGAGCAGATGCGCTAGATGCTGAGCCTGCTCCACAGCCACAACAGAGGGTTCCAAGGAGAACAGAGCCGAGGTTTGCTAAGGGGGATATTGTTGCCACTTCCAGTGGCGCTGAAGGCACAGTAGTTTCTCGTAAGCGTGAGCGTGGCAGAAGGGTTTTTGTTGATGGGGAAGAGCGAATTGTACCTGAAAAATATCTGCGCACCACGGACTGGAAGAAAATCAGTAGCTCCACCATTTCGGGGGAAAACGTATTTGTACGTGACACAAGAACAGGACAGTTAGTGCAGTTAGGCGAGCCTGTTACGATAAACACCTACAAGGTCCGGGATTCCAAGGGCAAGGTAGCTGAGCACCTAGAAGATGAGCTCACCCCCTGGGCTATTAGTGCAAGGACTTCTTCGCCGCAGAGAACACGTGGCAAAGCCCTCAGCTTCCTTGATATTTATAGACGGCAGTTGAAGAAGGGGCCACCACAGGCCAACAAGAAGCCGCTTTTGAAATCAATAGCTGCGGTTAGGAGCCTTATTGCTGATACCAAGAGAGCTCCACGTGGTAGTTTTGACGCTGACCTGTTCGTTGGAAGACAGTTAATAAGATTTCCAGACAACGAGATGCGCAGGCTTTTGGATGACTTAGCGGAGGCGGGCATTGACACTCCGGGCGGGGTGGTGGAGTTCGTCCTTCGGAATCGCAAGATGTATCGTTCTATTGATATGGGTGAGGCCAATGAATTTGTAAGAAGGTATGTGGCGCAGCGTGCTACCGAACTGGATAGGGAGGCGTGGGAAGCGGCTCAAAGCGCTCATGTACAAAAGAGGTACAAGGACATAGGTTCGCCTCCAGAGCCTACAGAAACACCGCTTCCTGCAGGTGAGAAGAGAGAATCGAAGCTCCAGCAGTGGGTCAGACGCCAGCTGTTCGGCGAAGAAAAAGTGACTAGTGAAGCTGCTGATGCTGCGGCCAAAGCTAAACAGCAGCCACGGGCAAAGCCACCAGAAGAACCTCCTAAAGTGGAAACAGCAGAACAGAGGCCAAAAGAACCGGTTAAGGGGAGGAAGAGGCCAAAACAAGGAGAGCCTGGAGAAGAGAGCAGGATTGCTATTATTGGCAATAAGGAGCGTACAAAAGAGCGAGAAAGCGTCCTAATTACCAGCAAAAAGGACAAAATCGTCAAGACTTTAGATAATAAGGATTATGCTATCGACAAAGCGCAGCAAATACTTTCAGGCGGTAAGGCTCCCGAAGATGTAGATACATCAATGAACGTTGTTCAGTGGGCACGGAGAACTAAGGAGGCCCGTGGCTGGGGTGAGGCTAACATTGAGCATGCTCAGTGGGGCTTCACCGAAGACGGCAAGGATTTAAAGGTCGTCGGGGAAGGCATTAAAGACATCCTGAAACCAGTTTCTGGAAAGGGGAACAGTAAAAAAGCCGATGATTTTGTGCAGTACATCACTGCAAGGCGTCTGCTTTTAGATGCTAACCGAGGGAAAGAAGTTGGATATTCCAGGGCAGAGTTGGAAGACATTATTCGCAGGACAGAAACAGATGAGTTTAAGGGAATGCTGAATAAGTTGACCAAGTTTATGAATAACTGGTTGGACGAACTGGTCAAAGCCGGCAAACTTGCTCCTTCGGATAGGAACAGAATGGTCGACGCATTGGAAATCTTTGTTCCCGTTAATAGAGAACAGCTTGAATCTGCTGTTAAAGTTTTCCCGTGGCTCCGAGACAGCCTGATAGACAACAGGCGACTGATTTTCCGCTCTAAAGGGGCAAGCAGGACACCTATTGTGAATCCTCTAGAAGAAATAATACGAAGAAACTATGAATTTGCAACGCAAACATACAAGGGATGGACCACCAAGTCTCTGGTAAACCTCTATGATAATGCTGATAAAGAAATCAGAAAACAGTGGCGGAAAGTAATGATCGAGCTTAAGCCACCAGAGGTGCCGAAAGGTATAAGCATTACGGAATATGCAAATGCACTTGCCGGTAGTGATGAGTATAGAGCTAGGGGTATCCTTGTAGTCCTGCAAGGAGATAAAATCAGAAGGTTCAAGTTGGACCCTGAATTGTATAGGACACTTGAAGGCGCTGAACCTGAGGTTCTTGATGCTTTCGCTAAGGTCAGCGTTCGTTTGGCTCAAGTATTAAGAACTGCGGCTACTGGGACCGGGGATTTTGGAGCACGGGCAATTACTAAAGACGTCCTAGATAGAATGGTATATGGTGTGGGGGGCCCGCTAAAAGCGTTCACTGACATTCCTGGGTCCATCACCGATATGGTGGCGAAGCGTGATATATACTACAAGGCTAAGGCCAGCGGAGCCTTCATGGGCTTTACCGAAAAAACTCTGAAGAGTCAAAGTAGGTTGTCTAGATTCTTGAAGCCTGGTAAGAACGATGTCGTTGTTGAATTCTCCGGCGACGGCTGGTTCAGGCTCATTGATATGCTGGACGAGATTCCACGCCTCGGTGAGTTTAAAACAGCTCTAGAAAAGGGCCTGGACGTAGGAAAAGCTGCGGCAGGAGCCCGTGATGTTGTTGTTGACTTTGGACGTGGTGGAGAGCTTGCGAAAAGCTGGGGCAAATACGTGCCATTCATGAATGCATCGATTCAAGGCAACTCGAAGTTTATTCGTGAGTTCAAGAAAAATCCGATCAAGGTGACCCTGAGGTCTTTGCCTGTAACACTGATGTCACTGGCGACAATTGCTATCCGAATGAGTGATGAGGAGCTCTATAAGCGGTACAGTGAAGAAGAAACCTGGCGCAGGAATAGTTTCTGGATTATTCCTCGAAAAAACAATGGGGCGATTTACATCCCGAAGCCTCACGTTACCGGTCAGGTATTCGGTTCGCTGATTGAGGCAGCGTTTGACCAGTGGTATAAAGAAGACCCAGAGGCTGTTAAAAACGCCGTAAAACAGCTAGGCATGGATGCCCTGCCGAACTACATTCCGCATTTTATGATTGTGGTCATGGAGCAGGCTGCTAACGTTCGCTTCTACTCTGGGCAGCCCATAGTCCCCAGGCGAGAGTGGGACTGGGAGCCTTGGGAGCAATACGAGTTCAGAACAAGTGAGATAGCAAAGGCTATAGGCCGGAAAATGAATATGTCACCCCGTAGAATCGATGCTCTCATCAATCAGCTTTTCGGCGGTCTTGGCAGCAGAGTGGTGAGAGCCTCAGATTGGGCTATAGGCAAGGCAACAGGTGAGGAGAAGGTCGAAACAGCAGACATCATTCCAGGTTCCCATGCTTTTAGAGGCTATAAAAACATCGGTTCAAAGTCTCTGAATGAATTCTATGGAGAATGGAATCGCTTAGAAAAGAAACGCCTAGCTCACCGTCGGCGTCCAGAGACTGCTCCAGGCTTGACTGATGAAGAATATAACAAGTGGGCGAACTTTAAGTATTACGAAAAGCTGATAGCTACTATCAGCAAAGAAATCCGTGATGTCCGGGAGGAAAAGATGCCGCTGAAAAAGAAAAAGCAACTAATCGATGAGCTTGAGTTGTATCGAGTGAATGTTGCACGTGAGGCATTAGGAAAAGAGCTTATTAAAGCGAGGAGATGAGGGGCCATCTGGCCCCTCAAGTTTTTGGGGAGGGACGTTGTATGCCAGAACATCTCGCTGATTACGGGCTGGGTTTCTTTGCCCTTGGAGTGGTGGCGTGGATAGTTGTTGCCGTGTTCGGCAAGAAAAGCCCAGACCTGACAAGAGTTATCGCTGACAACACTAAAGCCTTGACGCAGCTGACCATCCTCATCGAACAACAAGGCAAGATGGTTCAAGAACAGGGGGAGGTGCTGAGGAGGCAGGCGGAATTGTTGGGTGAGCTCAAGGTGGAAATTGTGAGAAAAATCGGATAGGAGGTGATGATGATGGCTGAAAAGCTCGCACCTAATTTTGTCGATGATGAGTTTCGGTGCAAGCACTGTGGCAAGCTCCCGGAGAAAGGGATGAAGACACTACTTATCGTGCTTCTGCAGCTCCTAAGAAATAAGGTAGGTAAACCTTTGGTAATTACATCAGGTTATAGGTGCCCGACGCACAACAAAGCTGTGGGTGGAGCATCGAACAGCCAGCATTTGTACGGAACTGCTGCGGATGTTAAGGTTCCTCAAGGAATGACCGTGGATCAGCTAGCTAAAGCGGCCGAGGAAGTTGGGTTTGACGGGATAGGCAAGTATTACAAGCAGGGCTTTGTCCATGTCGATGTGCGGGGTTGGAAAGCTCGTTGGGGAAGTTCCTACACCATACTAGGATAAATATTAATTAAGAGAGGTGGGATGGATAGTGGCAAAGTATCGCAAGAAGCCAGTAGTGATTGATGCTTTTCGGTGGACGGGAGATCTGGACCAGGTAGAGGTTCCCGTTTGGATTGTTGAGGCGATTAAAAGCGGCGACGTTCGGTTCGTCGAAGAAGGCATGATCATTAAAACTTTGGAGGGGGACCACTTAGCACGACGAGGAGACTATATAATCCAAGGGGTTGCGGGAGAAATTTATCCCTGTAAGCCCTATATTTTCGAGGCTACTTATGAGCCTGTCTAATTTTAAGGGAGGATGATGATTAATGACTTGGAACGATGTCATTATGCAATTAGTGATGTATATGGTCCCTGCTGTAGGGGCTCTTTTCATTGCCCTTTTAGGGTATTTGGTTTCCCTTCTTTCGAAGCATCAGCAAAAGATCCGCAATGAAATTTTGCGTGATTCATTCGGTGCAGCGCTCGGAGAAGCCCACATAGTTGCTCGTGATGCAATTCTTTACGCTCAGCAGACGTTAGTTGATGCCCTGAAAGAGGCTTCTATGGACGGCAAACTTACGAAAGAGGAAGCTCTGCAAGCCATGAATGAGGCTAAGGCTTATTTTATAACTCATATATCTGAGAACAGTAAGAATATTTTAATTGAAGCCTTAGGCCCCATTAATAATTGGTTAAGCAGCTTCCTCGAAGCCAAACTAAGGGAGTATAAAGGCGAGGTCCAGAACGAGGTGTATGGGCTCGCAAACCCTTTTTCACCTGGTATAACAGAATAGGGCCATTCACGTATGGAATAACACTCGATGGTCCACGGCTACACTACAGCATACCTTTAGGGGAGGATGGCCGGCTGAGCGCAGCAGTAGGCTTTACTTTGAAGGGAGAGCCTCGCTGGGGCATCGAGGCACGGTGGACGTTTTAACGGGGCCGTTTGGCCCCGTTATTTTTTTCCCCAAAAAAGCAAAAAAGCTATTGACAATTACAAGTTGTGGTGATATAATTACAATTGGAAGTGATAATTACTACATAGTGTAACAGGGAGGGGTGAGCTTTGAGAGATTGGCTAGTAGCAATTCGAAAAGGAAAGGAGGGGAAAACGCAAGCTGATGTTGCCAGAGCAGTAGGTGTTACTCAGCAGGCTTACTGTTTAATTGAGTTAGGGGAGAACAGGCCTTCTATTGACACAGCCAAAGCCATCGCAGCTGCGCTCAACTTCGAGAAGTACGGGCTAGACTGGACGAAGTTTTATGAAGACGGGAGGTAATTCCTGTGACCAGATGGAAAGGAGGTGTAAGCGGTGTCTGTCGTTGCAGGAAGATTGAAGTATTTCAGGGTGCTAGACACTGACGACATCGTCCACGTCATCGCAGCTCCAAGCCACTCAAAAGCATGGAGGTTTGCTTGGGAAGCTGGGATTGATTACGTTTCCTGCATCGAAGTTGAAGAATCTTCAGTGGAGAACCTGGGGTTACCATTAGGACAGGAGGGAATTTTGAAATGACGCCGATTGAGATAAGGCTGAATGAATTTGTTGAACATGCTGAGAATTTTGCTCGACTTTATAGCAATGGGCTTATTAATGTGAATTTTCTGCATGAGATTCATTTAGAACATGAGTGTTTTGACCAGCTGCGTGAAGGACGAGAAATCTTTGCCGAAAAAAGGAAATGCAGTGAATATCCTTATGAGGTTTATTTCGTGTATCGGAACTTCAAGTTTTTCATTATTGTGGACGACGACAAGTTTAAAGAGAAGTACGCACCCTTAATAACAGGAGAAGTTATTGAAAGGCGCCCCGGAGACTTGACATGGTGGCAACGAAAAGAGGTCGAGGCATCATGATTTACTGGATACCTCTACTGTTTATCTTAATGATACTACCAGAGTGTATGCGCCTCGCAGCTCTGGACAGAGGCTATCAGGCATACGGCGGCGAGATACTGCTTCCAATTCTCGCTATCTTGCTGGCGTTCCTTATTTCGGATGTGGTTGAGTTTTTCAAGAAAGAACAGGAACAAGAAGCAGGGGATAAGGAATGAGGGCACAGAAACCCAGGACTCTTACTCTCAGCAACTGCAAAACATATATGGAGTTTCGTGGTTATTACGAAGACAAGGAAGCGGTAAAAACCATTCCAGGGCGACGCTGGAACCCTCGTGAGAAAGCCTGGGAAATACCGCTCAATGAAGAGAACTTACAGCTTGTAGTCGCCATGTTCCCAGGAATCAAGGTTCACCCGGCAATAAGACAGATTCTAGTAGAAAAACAGGGGCTGTTGGACGAAGCTGCAAAGTGGAAGCTTAATCCTGAGGATGCCAAACCGCTGGAGCCCATCCCCCTGAAAACGAAGCCATACACATTCCAGGTCGCAGCTATCAATATGGGTATAACAATCCCTTCCATGGGGCTTCTCTTCGAGCAAGGCTGCGGCAAAACAATTACAAGCATCGGAATAATGGGCATCAGATACAAAAGGGGCGAAATAAGCAAGGTTCTGGTAGTTTGCCCGGCATCTGTCATGCCAGTATGGCCCAAAGAGCTCGAACAGCACGCAGACTTCGACGTCAACTGCGTTCCGCTGGAAGGCTCTAGTAGCAAGAGAATTCAGACAATTAAACAGCTCAAAGGATCTGCACTTCAAGTAGCTGTCATCAACTACGAAGGGGCCTGGCGCATCGGAGATGAGCTTATGAAGTGGGCTCCGGACATGTTAGTCTGCGACGAGAGCCAGCGGGCTAAAAATCCTAGCGCAAAGCAGAGCAGATTCCTTCACAGAATTGCAGCTAAAACTCCATACAAGCTAATCCTGACTGGAACACCGGTAACTCAGGGGCCCATAGATGTATTCAGCCAGTGGAAGATACTCGACCCTACTATCTTTGGAAACAGTTTTTATGCTTTCAAGGCACGCTACGTTATTTTTGGCGGTTTTGAAAACAAGCAAATTGTGGGGTACAAGAACCTCCCAGAGCTCATCAGAAAAGCTCATGGCATTGCTTTCAGGGTGACCAAGGAGGAAGCTTTGGACTTGCCAGCCCAGGTGGATCAGGAACTGTACTGTGAGCTGGAGCCTAAAGCTGCCAGGATGTACGAGTCGTTGGTCAGGGAATCGATAGCAGAGCTGGAAGGTGAAACATTGACTGCAGCCAACATCCTAGCGAGGTTGCTGAGGCTTTCACAGCTAACAGGAGGATTTCTCACTTTCGAAGGGGAACCAAAACAGGTCAGCGAGGCAAAACTGAATCTTCTTGAAGAAACTTTGGAGGACTTGTTAGGCGCCGGGAAAAAGGTTGTTGTTTTCGCTCAGTTTGTTCCTGAGATAAAGGCAATCCGAAAGATGCTAGAGAAGAAAAACGTTGGCTATGCCTGGATTGCCGGCGAGGTGCCAGCAGATGAACGTGGAGAGGAGGTGAGACGCTTTCAGGAAGACCCGGAGTGCAAGGTATTTGTGGCACAGATTAGAACAGCCGGCCTAGGCATAACGCTCCACGCAGCTGACACTGCAATATTCTACTCACTCAACTACAGCTATGCTGACTATGAGCAGGCTCGCTCTCGGATTCATAGAATTGGACAGCAAAACAAGTGCACATATATTCATTTGGTAGCTAAGGGAACTGTTGATAACAGAATCCTCAGAATCCTCAAAAACAAAGGTGATGTTGCCGCTTATGTAGTAGATGGCTGGAGAGAAATTATCATGGGGTAGGAGGGGATGCTATCGATTCTAAGCGCTTTGGAAAGACGATTTTAGACTGTAGATCCCAGAGGGAGGATGCTTAATGAGTGATAAGTTTTTGCTGATGACTATTGGTTTGCCCAGAAGTGGCAAGACAACGTGGGTCAAAAGGAACCTTAATCCTGAGGACGTTATTGTTTCTGGTGATGAGATTAGGAAGATTGTTTACGGACAGCGGTTTTGGGAAGACGGAGAAACTCTTATGTTGGCGATTAGCAGTCTTTTCATGCGGATGCTTATGGAGCAAGGCAAAACCATTATTGTGGATGAATGCAATGTGACTAGGAAGTGCCGTGAGCCTATTTTAGAGATGGCTAAGCGTTATGGATACTATGCAATTGGCGCTATATTCCCCACCTCTAAGGAAGAATGCCTGAGAAGAGCAGATATAACAAACGATGATATTATCAAGCCTGTGATTGAAAGAATGGCAGCTGATTACCAGGCGCCTGAGTTACATGAAGGGTTTGATGAATTAGTCCAAGTGCAGCCTGATGACAGGCTAAGACTTTTAACAGCGCATCTCCCTATACTTGGTGATAGTTGGAGGTGTGAAAAAAATGTGCTACGGGCTTTGTCCTTATGAGGGGTACTGGGGACAGTGCACCCTGCAAGGTGAAGATTACCCTGAGGATGCAGCGTGTATGTCTGATGATAACAAGGATAATAGGAGGGAGATGCGTAGTGAACAGTAATCCACTTCTGGAACTCGCAAGCAAGCTCTCAGCTCTGCGAGAGCGAAAAGAAGCATTGAAAGAAGAAGAAAAGCAGCTCAACGACGAAATAGCTGATGTCGAACAGCAGCTAGTAGACATGATGATTGATGAAGAGATGCAGAACTTCACTTATAGTGGCAAGTTGTTCTACCTAAACCAGCAGGTTCGAGTCAGCCCCAGAGCTGAAGTCAAGGGGAAAGTGTTTGCATGGCTTAAGGAAAACGGCTACGAAGATTTAGTGTATGAAACCGTTAACTCCAATAGATTCAGCGCCTTCTGCAAGGAGCTGATGGAGGAGAATGATGGCGAGCTGCCAGAAGACCTGGCGGGACTGGTTAATATTTTTGAGAGAACAGCCATTGGGCTGAGAAAAGCAAAATAAATAAATAAGGAGTGATTCTTTTATGACAGAAAAAACAACTGATGTTGCTGTTAAGGAGTTTCAGTTGCCTAGCACAGACCTCAATCTCGGAGAGGCTATGGCTGAAGAAATGGACGGCCTGGAGTTTAGGTTTGATGTGGTGAAAATCCCTAGCGGTGGCGGCCTCGCCTTCGAGATCCCTGGGGACGACCCGGACAACCCGGAAATGGTCAAGGAACTGGTGGGCATTATCATTGACCACCACCCGGCGAACGCCTACTGGGCAGATGAGTTCTCCGGGCAGAATGCCACCCCGGACTGTATGAGCAATGACGGGAAGATGGGCATCGGTAATCCAGGTGGCAACTGTGCAAATTGCCAGATGAACCAGTGGGGCAGTGGTAGAAATGGTGGCAGGGCATGCAAGAATACCCGCAGGGTGTATCTGCTCCGTGAAGGCGACATTATGCCGATTCTGCTGATTTTGCCACCTTCTAGCCTGAAAAACATCGCAGATTATTTGGCCAAAAGAATCATTGCTAAAGGACGCCGAAGTTACAGTGTAGTGACTAAAGTCACGCTGAGGAAAAAGCAAAACAAAGACGGCATAACTTATTCCGAAGCTGTTTTCTCGGTGGTAAGAGACCTCACACCAGAGGAAGCCGAGAAAGCAAAAAAATTGAGCGAACAATTCAAGCCGCTAACCCGCAACGTGCAGCTGGAGGATTATGAATATTACGAGCCAAATGCAGAAGGACTAGATGACCAGCCGTTCTAGGAGCCTAGGGCGGGGTAAAAGCCCCGCCTTTCTCATCGAAATGGGGTGGTTGTGTGCTTGACGAGGTGTATTCACGCATCAACTGGCGTGAGTTTTACGAAGCAAGGCTCAAGCCAGGTAAAATGAGCAACGGCAACATGGTCACTCTCTGCCCCTTCCACGATGATACAAACCCCTCGCTGTCCGTGAACATGGAGAACGGTCTCTGGCACTGCCACGCATGCGGGAAAAGCGGTAACGCTCAGACCTTCCTAGAACAAAACGGTCTCACCAAAGAGCAGGCTATAGCAGAACTTAAAAGATATGCCGGCATACCAGACCCGCCTAAAAAGAAAAAGACCAAAGAGCGCTTCACTGTTGGTGATTATGCTGCCCTTAAACACCTTCCTGAGGACTTCCTGCGAAGTTTAGGCATCCAAAACGGGCGCAAAGGAATTACTATCCCGTACATGGACGAAAGTGGAGCGGTGAGAGCAAACAGGCAGAGATACGGTGCTGGCGCAGGGCCACGGTTTGCCTGGGGTCGAGGCTCGAAGATCATGCCTTATGGCCTCTGGCGCCTCGGGCAAATGCGAGAACACGGCTATGTTGTTCTAGTAGAAGGCGAGTCAGACGCCCAGACTCTCTGGTATCACAATATCCCAGCACTAGGCATTCCAGGGGCAACAGTTTTCCAAGACGAGTGGGCTTGTTACCTGGAGGGGCTAACAATATACATCCACCAGGAACCTGATGCCGGTGGAGAAACGTTCGTTAAAAAGGTGGCCGAGGGCCTGGTCAAGGGTGATTTTGAAGGAGATGTGAACGTTATCACTCTCCAACCTCTCGGATATAAAGACCCCTCGGATCTGCACATCGCCAAAGGCGACGAGTTTGAGACTATTTGGAATCATGTGATGGAGCAGGCAAGGGGGCTCAACATCAAAGAGCTTGCTTTTAAGCTAGAAGAAGTAATCCCAGGCGCTCCGGTACAGCTCCGCATCCCTCACGGGTGGAGAGTTGCTGAGGGCGGCGTCTTCCAGGTCAAAGAAGAAGGTCTTATTCGCATATCATACACTCCAGTTTTAATAAAGCGGTTCCTTCAGAACGTAGACTTGAACGAGCGCAAAGTAGAAATAACCTATCGGGTAGGAGAAAAGTGGCACAACCTTGCTATTCAGCCGTCGATGATATACCAAGCGAGAACTATTCCGCTGCTGGCAGACCAGGGCTTGAATGTTTCAAGCGAAAACTCAAAGCTCCTGGTTCGCTTCCTCTTCGAGCTCGAAGCAGAGAATGCTGATGTCCTTGAAACCGTGAAGTCAGTGGGCAGGATGGGTTGGGTAGACTCGAAGACATTCCTCCCAGGGGTGGAGAACGATGTAGTCCTGGACACTGACACGGGCTACCAGGCCCTGGCTTCAGCATACGTACAGGAAGGCAACTTCGACTACTGGAAGGAGCTCACTCTGCCGCTTCGGGATCTGCCACTGGTTCGCTTTGTTCTCTCAGCTTCCTTCGCTTCGGTGCTTATGAGGCACCTGAAACATCGGGTTTTTATAGTTCACCTTTGGGGCCCCTCTCGTGGCGGAAAGACTGCAGCCCTGCATGTGGCGCTGAGCGTGTGGGGATGTCCCGAAGACCTGGTAATGTCATTCAACGCTACCAAGGTTGGCCTAGAACGCATGGCGGGGTTCTTCTCGGACTTGCCCCTGGCGGTGGACGAGAGGCAAGTTGTCGGCGACAAGCAGGGGTTCATCGAATCCCTCGTCTATCTGGTTTCCATGGGGAAAGGAAAGACACGAGGTGCTAAAGGAGGAGGGCTCCAGGCAGCCAACACGTGGCGGTCAATCATGCTCACAACAGGCGAAGAACCGTTGACAGTTGATAGCTCCCAGACAGGAGTTAGAACTAGGACGTTGGAGCTCTATGGCCGGCCGTTTACAAATGAGGAGCTGGCAAGGAAAATGTACACAGAGCTGAACCTGCACTATGGATTCGCAGGGCCGGCGTTCGTCGAGCGATTAATCAGTGGCGACGCAAAGGACATTCAGGAGGATTATAAAAGGCTTGTCGAACATCTGCAGCAGAAGGCACCAGACAAACTAGGCTCCCATTTAACTGCAATTGCGTTAGTAGCTCTAGCCGACTTTTATTCTTCTATGTGGATTTGGGAGATAAGCGAACAAGAAGCCTTCAAGCAAACGATGCAACTGATTGATGATATACTCCCGCAGCTAGAGACGCTTCAGGAAGCTGACATGACTGAACGGGCCAGAGACTTCATTTTGTCGTGGGTATTGTCGAACGAAGGTCGGTTCGACAGGGGCCCGTATCCATCAGATGCTCCACCACCAAGGTATGGAATTCTTGAAGATGATGTTGCTTATATCGTGCCGGAATACATCGAGGATGCAATGAGGCAGGCTGGCTATTCTCCGAGGCGGGTTTTTCGTGACTTAGCAGAGAGAGACCTCATTTTGACCGAGGAACATCAAGGGAAAAAGCGCAGCAGGGTGAGAAAGTTCTGGCATGGGAAACAGTCCAGGTTTATAGGATTCCCTTTAAAAGTGGACTAGTGGACTAGCTAATGGACTAGCTAGTGGACTAGCGAAAACCGCATAAAATCGGGCTTTTTATATATATTAGTCCATTTAGTCCACTAAAAAAATATACACACCTATATAGGCGTGTAAACAGAATGCAAAACTTAACTTGCATTTACTTTACATTACATTATAACATGGTATGTTTAAAAATTAGTGGACTAGTGGACTAATATGCCAGAAAACCCTTATAAATCAACGCTTTGCGTAAGTCCAATTACTAGTCCACTTTAGTCCACTAGTCCACTAAAAGTGGACTAAACCTCAGCTGAAATGTAAAGTGAGGTGATTTTGTGGGCCTTCTTGCAAAAAATCTCGATAACTTATCCACCGAAGAAAAATATCCTTTAGACCCTAGACCAGACCTAGAAGAAGATAGCCGCCTTTGGAATGAACTCCTGAACAAAGCAGCCTCCTATGGTTCGCAACTGCAAGGTATCCTGGACGGGTTCAGGTGTGCTGGAACAAGAATAGTCCGCCTGAACTCCGGCAGCTATGCTCTGAGGCCGGAAATCAGCGAGACTTGCTGGGAATCAAAAGAAAGGTACGAGGAGGAGAAGCAAAAATGGCTGATCCCATACTCGAAGGAACTAGTCAAGATGCTGCGGGAAATCCAACAGGATTGATCGTGGGTGCAAGTTACTTTTTCGAGCTTCCTGCTACATGGAGTACACGGGAGACTGTCAGAAAATGGGGGAAAGTCAGGGACTACTACGAAAAAGGCCAATTCTACCTGGTAGATTTCGGGACTTTTCGAGAGTGTTTCAGCCGAGCAGACCTGGTGCTGGGCAAAGTTACAGTCAAAACAAGGGGGAGGTGAGCAGGCGACAATGACGGCATACCTTTTAGGGCTCTTGACCTGCGCTGCAGCTCTAGCCTGTATCATGATTGCTATCATATTAAGGGAGGAATGAGAATGAAGAAAGAACAAAGGAAAATGCTGCAAAAAATTCAACTTCTTGTCTTTTATGCTGTAAAAATGCAGGACGAGTTTCTGGATGCGTTCTTGCATGGGGATGGATGTTCGGAGAATATGCTGTGTCCCGCTTACAACGCTGTTATGATTCATCAGATCCTCGAAGATATAACTGACGAGTTTATCGGCTTCTGCCAGTCACGACAACATGCAGGGAGTCTGAATCTCGATGTCTAAGTCAATTCCTTTGGAATCCTCCATTACTAGAGCCATTATAACCTGGCTGAACAAGCAGCCAGGCACCTTCGCAATCAAGATTCACGGCGGCCGCTGGACAAGCGGCCAGCCGGACATCATTGCCTGCGTTGATGGTCGGACTTATGTCCTGGAAGTGAAGCGGCCTGGGAACAAAGCAACGAAGCTACAGGAAGCTACTTTGAAAAAGTGGGAAGAAGCTGGGGCAGTGGCGAGGGTAGTTTATAGCTTAGAAGACGTAAAAAGGATTATAACTTAGCAGGCGGTAAAGCAGGAAGGAGAATGATATGACTAAATTAATAGCACAAACCTTATTTGGTAAAGTCAATTATATTGACAAAGCTGTTGCAAGGCTTAAAGAAGCGGCAAAAATGGCAGAAGGATTAGGAATTCCTGTTCTTTATGTAGCAGATAGCGGCGGTAAGGACAGCGATGTAATCATAAAGCTTGCAGAAATTGCAGAAGTACCTTATGAAGTTTCACACAATCACACAACCGCAGACCACCCGATCACCGTGAAATTCGTTCGCAAACGCAAAGTAGAGGCAGTTTTCCCGCAACAGTAATAGAGGTTTAACGAACATAACATAATTACGCAAAAGGGGAGGGGAAACTTATGAGGTTTAGTAAAAGCGTCATTGCTATCCCACCTGGTGCGACAATACGAGAACAGCTTGAGAACCGCGGCATGAAGCAAAAAGAATTCGCACTTAGAATGGGATTATCTGAAAAACACATTAGCAGATTAATAAACGGACAGGCAGAGCTTACTGAAGATGTTGCTCTGAGGCTTGAATCTGTACTCGGTTTACCGGCTAGCTTTTGGAATAATCTTGAGGTCTTATATCGTGAACAGTTGGCACGAGTGAATGCAGAGAACCGATTGGAAAAAGACGCAGAGGAGAGACAATATGTTAATGTGCCTTGAATGTGGAGGAATTGCTTATAGAAATTCATATTTTGGTACAGTCACCTGTCGGAGTTGTGGGTGGAGAGTAAGTATTAAAGAATATGAAGAATTAGAAGTTACGTGTAAATCAGAGGGAGGAGTTTGCACATGAAACAAGCAATGATTGATTATATGCAAAAACCTAAAAATGATAATTTGTATACCCCTGAAGAAGCTGTAAGACCATTGTTGAAATACTTGCCGGCAAAGGAATTGACTATATGGGAATGTTGCGATGACGGCAATAGTAACATTGCAAAACTGCTTAGAGAAAAAGGATATAAAGTAGTATCTACAGATATAGTGACTGGATTTGATTTTCTTAAAGATGCCCCTAAATTTGATTTTGATATGATTGTAACTAACCCTCCATACAGCCTGAAGAACGAGTTTATAAGTAAGTGCTATGAGTACAATAAGCCGTTTGCATTATTACTTCCGATAACCGCCTTGGAAGGACGAAAAAGAGGTAGCTTGTTTAGAAAACGAGGCATATCAGTAATAGTCTTAGACAAAAGGATTAATTTTACTAATAAAAGGAATGTATGGTTTAACACAAGCTGGTTTTGTTACAACATCATTGACAACAATAGATTGATATTTGAAACGATTACACAAATGACAGAAAAGGCCACACCATGAACCGTTATAAATGCCCAGCTTGCGGTGGGGATCAATATACAGCATGTGATACAGCAGAAGGGTGCATATACTGCGGCAACAAGGAATTGAAGAAGATGGAGGCATTGGAGTCGGAGGTTGAGGAAGAATGATCGGTTATTATTGTGATGGAGGTGAAGCGAGGACGAACACGATGCCTAAAGCGATATTGGAGTTGGAGATGCCGCAGAGTTGCTGGCAATGTCCATGTATACAAGATAGGACAGAAACCTATAGATGGTGTGGTGCAGTCGGTGGAGATTGTCCTAACCCGCCTTACGAAAAAAGAAGAGATGACCGCCCGCTGAAGCCGGCGGAGGATAAGGAGGTTGAATGACGTGAGTGCAATAAGCGGATTTTGTGAGAAGTGTAATAAGTTCAGGAAACGGTATTGTGACGGAAATAGAAATACCTGCATGTCTATACTGTTTGACGCCATCGAAGCCTTGCAGGCAGAGAATGAGCAGCTATGGGCACGGGTGGCTCAGTACAGGGAGGCGCTTATTATTGCGAATCCTCGTATACCAGACACCGACTACCATAATCCGGCTGATGTGGAATTATTGAGAAAGGCAAGAAAGGCACTGCATAAAGGTATATCAGAACTAAAGGTACATTGCAAGCCTTTCGACCAAACACCTGAAGAAGACGCTTGTATTGAAATGCATGAAGCTGTAGTAGAAATTGATAGGGCAATAGGAGGGGAGGAAAGCGAGGAGATGGAGGTGAAGTGATTGCTTGAACTCAATAGAGTTTACAACATGGATTGTTTAGATGGTATGAAATTACTGGATGATAATTCTGTTGATAGTATTGTAACCGATCCGCCTTATGAATTAGGGTTCATGGGGAAGAAGTGGGACAGCACAGGTATAGCTTACAACGTGGAATTATGGAAAGAGTGTTTGAGAATATTAAAGCCCGGAGGACACTTACTAGCCTTCGGGGGAACCCGAACATACCACAGAATGGCATGCGCTATTGAGGACGCAGGGTTTGAGATTCGTGACCAAATGCAATGGATATATGGAAGTGGCTTTCCTAAATCTCACGATATTAGCAAGGCGATTGACAAGAAGTTGGGGGCTAAAAGGGAAGTCATAGGTAAATCGGATAGTAAGGGAATCAGAAGCGGTTCAGGCAACTATGTAGGCGATAATTACAAGCAAGTGGGATATGACATTACCATACCCGCCACCCCCGAAGCTAAACAATGGGACGGATGGGGCACGGCCCTAAAACCCGCCAATGAACCGATTGTATTAGCTAGAAAACCAATCAGCGAAAAGACTATTGCGGAAAACGTGATGAAGTGGGGCACAGGTGCGCTGAATATTGATGGGTGTCGCATTGGCACAGAGGAAATTAAAACATATGGAAAAAGAAAGGGCCAAGGGGTCTCTTTAGAGTGGAGTAAATACACTTCCCCCGAAGGATACGAAGGTGAAATTCATCAAGGCAGATTCCCCGCCAACGTAATACTTGACGAAGAAGCTGGGCGAATGTTGGATGAGCAGAGTGGGGTTACTCGGAGCGGCAAGGTGAAGTCGGATAAGGGTGCTTATAGTGGTGTTTCTACTACAGGTTTTCTTAGGGGAATTACGACTACGCAGAATCAGCATGGTGATAGTGGCGGAGCAAGCAGGTTCTTCTATTGCGCTAAAGCGTCTAAGAAGGAGCGAGGTGAAGGCAACAATCATCCTACAGTCAAACCTGTTAAACTGATGGAATATCTAATTACACTCATAACCCCTCCGAATGGGATTGTCCTTGACCCATTCTTTGGCTCCGGTACAACGGGTATCGCCGCAGTAAACTTAGGGTTTCATTATATAGGTTTTGAAATAGATAAAACATATTGCGACATAGCCGCCAAACGTATATCTGATATAACACCGGAATATTGCAAGATGGCAGAAAAGAGGATTAAACCGTATTTGATGCAGCCGACATTATTTTAACTGCTCAAAAGAGGCAATAAGGGGAATTAATAAAAGAGGTGATTTTGCTTGAAACTCAATAGCAAGACAATTAAAATCAGAAGAAGGCCGCAGGAACAGCACAACCTGCGGCCTTCTTTTTAGTTGGAATTATCGTCTTTCATCCAGGGCTGACTTAACAATGCTTCAATGGCTTCAATGACTATGTCGTTCATGGAAGTTTTGGGATAGATCTCAGCCCTCCTGTCCTTTTCAGCTTTTAGCTTGCTGTGAATAGTTGGGGTGATCCAAAGATTGAATCTCACGGTTCTTCTCTCTCTCTTTTCCATAGTCTCACCTCCTTTCTCTTTCTTTTCCATAGTTTCACCTCCTTCCTCAAGCTAATGTTAACCATAAGGAGCTGAGAGGCGTCAAGCCTCCAGTCCCAGGTATTGCTCAATCAGCTTTGCAAGATCCTGGCGCTCCATGTCGGCGAATTCTTTCGCCGCATTATCCAGGGGATAGAGTTCCATAATTCGTTCACCGTCATGCCAGATCCACTGGACGATGTCAGTTTCATCTGTACGAACTATAGCCAGATCTTCAGTGCCCAGATCCCACTCTTGCAGAACAATCACGCCGTCCTCCAGGCCGAAGGCCCGCCTGCCGGCGACGCCCATCCTGTCGGGATAGATGCCGTTCTCGTCAGCTATGATTTCAGCGCCACCCGCACCATCTTCAGCCCAGGTCTTTAGCTGCCAGTATAGCAGTCGGGGCTCCACGCTCCAGTCTCCTTGCTCCCAGCTCTCGGTCACCTGCGGCCCCTTCCGCTGCAACTCCATCACGTCAAGCAACAGCTGCACGTCAAGTTCTTCGTAGCCATCTCGGGCATAGGCAATGCCGCCTTTGCCGTCGAACACAAACAAACTCAAGCCCCCAGCATTGTCCTCGAATACGTCAAACCTTTTAAGCATTATTAACAGCCTCCTTTTCTATACCGGGGCATGAAGCCCCGGCACTATGCATTTGCTGCCTTAAAACTCACGTGCGAAAGCTGATCTCGCAACCTGTACGGCGCAAATACTCCTACGACCCAGTTGTCACAGGTGATCCACAGCTTGATCATCTCATCGTTAGTGTAAAATCTATGAGCCTTTGGATTGTTGAGGAGATTAAAATATACACAGTCAATGGTAAGCTCCTTTCCTGTTTTTGGATCGTAGAGAATGCGCAAGCGGAACTTTGGGTCAAGGACTAGCTCTAGTTGACTGTCAATTACTTCGATGGGTTTATCGGGCAAGTTGATTAATTTTTGAAATTGGTCGGCAGAATACTTGCACGTGGGAGTTAATGTGCCAAAAACGTCCAAAATGGTCGGATGCATATGTGACTCATCTACTAGTGCGACGTGCTCATCAGTGATGTAACCGTGACCGTAGCTAAGCAAATGGTGTTTGTGGGCTTTTTTGATCCAAGCTTTCACCTTCGTTTTGTTATACACGGACTTCATGGTATAACCTCCTCCTTTTTAATTTTTTTGTTGACCTGCTTGCTTGAGCCTGCCGGCAGACCTGCTTGCTTGAGCCCGCCGGCAGACCTGCTTGCTTGAGCCCGCCGGCAGACCTGCTTGCTTGAGCCCGTTCTTTTCGACTATCAGAGGGGCCAATCTGGTTCAATAGGGCTGTCGAAAGTAGGAGTACATTTTCCCTGCTTTATCGAAAGCCTGGTTTCTAAGTCCATAAAAACCCTAGCTAAGGGGATCTCTCTTAACCCCGGTTTGCCGGCATAGCTGCCCAAGGGTTCCTGCCAAAACATTTCCCCAAACTTCTCTACCGGTGGATTCTGCAAGTACATCCAATATGCCCGCTTTATAAAATCCAGGTGGCTTTTCGGCCACGTGGACATATCAATCTTGTCACCGTTCCTGCACTGATAAATAATCGGTTCCCTCTTTCCTTCTTGCTTTACCACCTTTTCTCCTTTTGGTTCCTCCTTCTTCCTTCTCCTGAAAAACTCAAAGATAGCTTTCACTGTCCGCACCTCTTACTCACCTCCTTCTGGAGGCTAGGCGACCTCGTCGCCCAGCCTAGTCCTCGATTATTTCCACGTTGGGAGCAGGGGGCCTGTTAGGCCTCCTGCTTTTCCTCCGGTGCCTCAAATACGCCGTCGTTTTTCATCTCGACAATCAATTCCTCCAAAAGATCCCAGCCCGCTTGAATGCTTAGATCTTCTAAAGTTCTCGGTGCCCTGCTTTCCATGAATTTTTTAACGTTTTCCTCTGTAGGTGAGATCCCGTTTAATTCCATGACTTCCTCCAAATCAAGCCTATGCCACTGAATAAAGGATATATATATCATCCGCTTTTTCAGTTCAGCATTTACGGCTATCGACAGTTCTTGCAGCTTCTCGTTAGACAATGCTTTTAGATCTAGCATTTCCCCACCTCCTCCCTGAAGTACTGCACTAGCTGCGCAAGTTCTTTACGTCCGCTGCTGTTGAACGCTTCTGCTGCCTCGCTCAGCTGATACTTGTCCACGTGTTCGCGTTCGCCGCTGTTATCATACCATACATGTTTGATCGTTATTTTCCCATGGTGATCCTGAATAAAATAAACGCTTTCTTTTTCCAATTCGTAACAGACAAGCAAAGTCTCTACAAATAATTCGATCTCTAGCAGATCTAAGCTGTCAAGCAGGTGCTGTTGTCCGAAATACTCAAAACATTCACGGGCAAAAGCGATCACATCCGCAAGTCTTGTAGACGTTCTGCAGCTTTCAGACGCTGAAGAAAAATCTCTTTCTATTTCTTCGCCAACGCCGGGCAAGCTGTTCGTGGCGGCATAGAAGAAAAAGCGTTCTCCCTCTTGATCTAGTGCACCTCCAATTTCATAGTTCCCGCAATCCTTGACTTCAGCCCTCCAAAGAATATCAGTGATCAACATTCTTTCTGTCATCTTTTTTCCTCCTTCTTCCTCTATCTGGAGCAGGGGGCTTTGAGTAGCCCCCGCTTAAACCCTTTCCAACCAACCCTTAGAAGTAAAGCCTCCATCAGCTGTAAGGGCTATGTCCCGTCCAAATCTTTCACAGTCAATGTAGCAGGCTAGATTGTCGGGAATGTCATAGATCCCCTCTTCAAAAAGCCAATAGTATCCCAAATCCTCGTTCGTGTGGATGTCCGGATATAGTGAATATTGATCCCTAGCCTCAATAGCTTCCTCAAGATCGTAACCCTCCAGCTCCATGATTGCCTGAACAACCTCTTTCTCCCAATCCTGCAGATCTTCATACTTCGCCGCCAATTCGTTCAGTTCTTCCAGATTCATGTATTCCCCTAGACGCAAACCTTCAATGTCAGTTTCCCAATCGGTGAAAAAGTACTCTTCATAATCCACGCCGTCAATCCCGATCCTTCGGAAAGCTGCCTGCACCTCCTCCTCAGTAGCAGGCAGTTCCAACCACTCGCCCACGAGTTCGCCCTCGTTGTACTTGCCCAGGTTCGTCAGAAAAACACGCAACATTTTTCGTTCCTCCTTTTTTATTTTTTGTCGGGAGCGGGGGCCTGTTAGGCCTCCCGCTTAAATCCTTCTCAGCCAACCCTTTGAAGTAAAGCCCCCATCAACATCCTGGGCTATATGCCGCCCGTATTTTTCGCAGTCAATGTGGCAGGCTATATAGCCGGGAATGTCATAGATCCCTGATTCAAAGAGTATATAGTGCCCCAAGTCCTCGTATGAATGAATATCCGGAGATAGTGAATATTGTTCCCTTACTTCGACGGCTTCCTCAAGATCGCAGCCCTCCAGCTCCATGATTGCCTGAACAGTCTCTTTCTCCCAGTCCTGCAGATCCTCATACTTCATTTTTCATTCCTCCCTTTTAATTTTTTCGGCCTGCCTCATCAGTGCCGGAGCGGCCATCCTCCGGCAGACCGGGCTTTGTGCCCGGTTTCGGCGTTAGGTTCTCAGCTATATCATTGCTTTACTGCCCGTATTAATATAATACAATATTGCTTTTAACACGTCTTTTTTTGCTTGTGCTGCTATAAATAATTCTTTAACTTGTGGATTATCATTTCTTGCAAAAGCATTTATATATTCTTCCTGTTTCTTTATTGCTTCTTCAACTACACTTTTTAATTCTTTCAATGACTTATAAGCCATTTTTTATAACCTCCTTGTTAGTTTTTTGTTTTGCCGGGATTGAAGTCTCCCGGCGGGCCTGCTAGTAGATTCCATCCATCCAGTCCTGAAACTGTGCCGGTTCGTCCGCACATTCATTGAGCGGGGTGCCGCCCTCTATTGTTACTTCAGCGTCTGGAAACTGTGAAAAATCAATATTTCCGGCAACGTATTCTGTCAACCTGTACAGATTTTCCTTGCTCGCCTTGTATCGTGCCCATTCCAAAAACTCTCTTGCCGTCATTCTTTATTCCTCCTTTTTCGTTTTTCGGCCTGCTTGCTTGAGCCTGCCTGCTGGCCTGCTTGCTTGAGCCTGCCTGCTGGCCTGCTTGCTTGAGTCTGCCGGTGGCCTTTTGGGAAGGCCAGGGGCTTAGCCCCCAGCCTTCAGGCCTCAGCAACGAAAGCGTCGCCGTAACGGATAAACCCTTGCCCTTCCAGTACATCGGCGAGGCTTCCTCCGCCTGCTATGCCCATGTCTGCGGCATTCAGAAAGTCATCGTCATCCAGCAGCCCGGCGTCCCAAAGTGCCTCCTCAAACCGATCGACAGCCTCTTCATAGTTGCCTGCCTCAAATACGTACAGATCACGTCCCGGAACAAAGATCTCAAACCGCATTTTTCTTCCTCCTTTTTCGTTTTCGGCCTGCCTCGTCAGTACCAGAGCGGCCAGCCTCTGGCAGACCGGGCTTGCGCCCGGTTTCGGCTATCAGATTTCCAGCCAAGAAATGTATTCCCGAAATATTCTGTGCTTGACAACTGGGTGAGGAAATTCCAGGTCGTCGGTCTCGATCCCTATTTCTTCCGGTTCTCCTGTGATGACCAGGATCTCCCCTCCATATTTTTCCTGGTGATCTTTTGCCTCTTCTAGCGTGTTGTACAGGTGGACATAGTGCACATGGTACTGTGCCAATTCTCCAGCTTCGGGCCAGCGCTCGGCGTAAATCTGGTAAGCGTCTTCGCCCTCAAGCTGATAGAGACTAATTAAATCCCCCCCGTCCCATTCGTCTCGGCAGACGTGATAGTAGGTTGCCATTCTTCTTCTCCTCCTTTTTAATTTTTTTTGGCTGTTGGCCTGCCTGCTTGAGCCTGCCGGTCGGCTTGCCTGCTTGAGCCTGCCGGTCGGCTTGCCTGCTTGAGTCCTGCCGGTTGGCTTGCTTCGAAGACCAGGGGCCAAGCCCCTAGTCTTCGAAGTCCCAAAGGTGGTAGGTTTTTGTTCTGGTGAGGAATCGGACAGACTTCCTGGGAATCCGTTGCACTTCGAAATAAATCGAGGTTTGCTGCTGAATTTCCTGGAGCTCTCGTGCAAAGATTTCTACTTCCTGGACTTTTTCTTCTCCCTGCACAATCCAGTAATAAAGAGTGCCGGGTTCCTCGATTAGCTTGCCTTCCTCCTCCCAACCGCCAAAAGTCTTATAAGCAGTATAGCTGCCTAGTTCTCTGAGACCTTCCTGAATCCTCTCCCAAACATCCTCTGGGAATGGCTCTCCATTGTTCTGCCGATCCACGATTATGGTGCTAACTTTGTACACCGGACGGCAGGAACGGAAAAACCTTTTGAGTCTTCGCATGTCTCTTCATCCTCCTTTTATGTTGTCAATGTTCGGTGCTAGGTTGGCGTTACCGCTATCCCTAGTGTCAATTATATCATACTACAGGAGTTGCACCATTGCAACACCAGACAGACGGCAAGAACAGAGGATATGGCGGGTTATCTGAGAGTCTCTCTGCAATCCTCTTTTTTTCTCCTCTTTTCTCTTTTTTGCTTAGCGGCAGGACCAGGACTCTGGAGCAGGACCAGGACTCTGCCAGCAGGACCAGGACTCTGCGGCAGGACCAGGACTCTGCCAGCAGGACCAGGACTCTGCCAGCAGGACCAGGACTCTGCGGCAGGACTCTTCGCCAGGATTCTCCAGGATTCCCAGCGGCAGTGCTCGCTGCTCGCTTGAGTCTCCGCTGCCTCTCTGCTGCCTGTTCTGCCGGCAATCTTACTTCGCATAATGTATATTATGTAAACCAAAACCGTTCCAAAGTGCCTTAAACGTTGGAATATCAACGTTTTGCGGCACTCCAGGCAGCGAAGTGCCTAGAAACGTTGATTCCATGCGCTTTGGAGCGGTTCGCCACCGCCGCACCCCCGGGGGAGGGGCCCCCTTAACCACCCGTCCCTAACCCGGTATTGGTATGGCGAAGAGACGGCGCTCTGTGTTATAAAATATTTCGAAAATTTCCCTTTCGGAATACAGAAAATTCGTGCAATTTCGCCAAGATAGCCCAAGCATCTCCCCTCAAGGCCCTCTGTGCTTAGATAATTGACTATTCTGATAAAATATACTATAATATTAATGGAAGGACTTGTTGGAGGGGGTTACGCCGATGCTCCCCTCAGAGAGCAAGGAATACATTGAAAATTTATTTTATCTGTACCCTTCTAGAGCTTACAGGCTTACTGTTTGCAGGGAAAAGATGGCTTACAGCAGCCGAGGAGAGGCGTATGCTGAAGGGAAGCGGAGTGGGTATCACAGCAGTGGCATCTCCCCGGACTTGCTGCAACTCGCTATAGATTTGGATAAGAAGATAAAGGAAGTTGAGGCGATACTGGAGGCTCTGACTGACGCAGAGAAAGATTTTGTTGCGAAGAGGTATTTTGATAAATTAACGATGAAGCTGGTGAGTGAGGAACTTCATGTTTCTCGCAGAGAGCTTTACAATATACGAGATAGGATTTTTTGGAAGGCCGCACAGATACTGGTTATAGTGAGTGATAGTTTTGATGTACCTGCGGAGCTGAGAAGCAAGCTGTTGAGCGATGAAAAGGTTAGTTAGAGTGATAAGCTGGCCAGCTATCACATAAAAAAAATGGTAAAAAGAAAGGAGGGAAACTCTCCTTATTTGCGTTTGACCTTTGCCATAATATAATAACACGCAGGGTTTAATGCATGAAGCTTTTGCGTACTGATGCCGGTTTTAGTCTCAGGTTAACTTAATATTGTCTCCTCACTAAAAGCCAAGTAGCACACAATATATCGCCGATATTACCTGTGAGGTAGCCACGTGGGAATTAGCCCAGCCCACGTGGCCCTTTTTTGCACATTTTGTGCACATTTTGTGCACAGAAATTGATAGATTATTGTGTCTTTTTTGATATAATAAATATAGGAAAAATGTTTCCTGTCCTACCCCATTAGGCTAGGGGGTTAGCGCCCTCCTAGCCGCCGCATGACAAAAAGGTGGGATGTTATGTCTAAAAGTGGTGAGCCAGTAAAATATCCCAAGACGCCACTGAGGAAGCTATCGAATCATCACTACAAGGCTATTGAGATGCGCCTTGAGGGTAAGACTTATAGGGAGATAGCTGAAAGGCTGGGCTTCGGACACTCAACTGTAAAGCAGTGGTTCAGGGAGCCTGTGATGAAGCAGGCAATGGCAGAGCTTACCCAAGAAACAATAGATGGAATCAAGGCGAAGCTGGTCAAGGGTGCAGAGCAGGCTGCACAGACGCTGCTTAAGATTAGCAGCGCTGACGAGATTAATCCTACAGTGTTCTATGCTGCAAGGGATATTTTAGACCGAATAGGGCTCAAGGCTGGGAGCAAAGTGGAGCTGGTGGGCCCTGGAGGTGGCCCGATTCAAGTGGAGCACAATATTAACATAAAAGACAGAAAGCGAATACTTGAGGCTGCTTTGCGTGCAGTCGAGGTGCTCGATGACGGTGAAGAAACTGAAATATATGAGGCTCAGGTAGTGAGGGATTATGACGACGCAGAAGAGTGAAATACAGCAGGCACTGGACACTATCTGGGAAGCTATTAAAAAAGACATCCTCTACTTTGTAAGGGAGTTTGTATATATAGAGGACCCGCAGACAGACGGGCTGGTAATGAAGTTTGACCCGTGGCCGGCGCAAGTGGAGGCGCTAAATGTTTTTCAGGATCACCGGTTGGTGGTGGTGTTGAAGGCCCGTCAGCTGGGGCTTTCCTGGTTGGCGCTGATTTATACAGTCTGGCGGATGCTCACCAGGTCCGGCTTTCGAGCCACTGGCCTTTCGAGAGGAGAAAATGAGGCTAAGGAGCTTGTTCGCCGCATCAAATTTATACTTCGCTACTTGCCGGATTTTCTGATTAGGCCGGCAGAGGACGCTGCAGGTTGGAATGGTCTGACCTGGGAAGGCGGAGTGATGGGTGTTACCATCAAACATCCAGGGAAAGAGGATTCTAGTTTCAATTGTTTCCCGGCAGCTCCGGACTCTGGTCGTTCATTTACATCGTCACTAGTGGTCCTCGATGAGTGGGCGTTCCAGCAGTTTGCAAGAAGAATTTGGCAAGCGGCTTATCCTACGATTAACCGTCCGACAGGCGGACAAGTTATAGGGATTTCATCTGGTCAGAGGAACACTTTTTTCGAGGAAATTTGGAATGGAGCAGTATCTGGCACTAATAGTTTTTACCCGTTATTCCTCTCCTGGCGTGCAGACCCCTCTAGAGATGATGAGTGGTACGAAGAAACGAAGAGGAACTTGCCTCACACGTATCGCCAGGAATACCCTGAAACGCCAGAAGACGCCTTCGCTGCAGGCGAGGGAGCAGCGTTTTATGAGTGGGACCCGAAGATTCATGTGCCGTTTGATGCAGATTGGTATCCTCCTCCGGATTGGCGCATAGTACGGGCATATGATGGTGGGCTCGCCAGGGCTTGCTGCAAATGGTATGCGATAAGCCCCGACGGCGACGCAGTTTGTTACAGAGAGTTTTATCCTAAAAACATGACTGACGATGACCAGGCACAAGAAATTAAGCGGCTGTCAAAGTGTCCGGATGGAAGCAGCGAAGAAATAGCTTACACTGTGGCTGACCCATCCTGTTGGTCAAAACAGGCAGGAACAGGTGAAAGCACAGCTGATGTTTTTGCCAGGTATGGCGTGCCGATGCGCAAAGCTGACAACGACAGGATAAACGGATGGAAGAGGCTGCACCAGTGGCTGAAGCCAAGAGAAGGGAAGTCGCCTAGGCTAACATTTACGAAAGCCTGTGTTAATACGATAAGAACGTATCCGACTATAACCGTTGATGAGAATAGGCCAGATGACATAAACACAAGACAAGAGGATCACCCGCAGGACTGCGACCGCTATTTTGTAATGTCGAGGCCTGCGGCTCCGAGAAGACCGAAGGAAGAGGAAGAGATGCGCAGAAGGCGCAGCAGAAGAATCAGGCCTTTTATATCGCCGATTACCGGATATTAAGGAGTGTGGCACATGAAGAGGCAAACGCAAGAATCGTTAGAAGAAGCTGCCCTGCTGCTGCAGAAATTTAACTACGCAGAATCCTGGCGGCGCCAATATGATGAGGTTGCTGTAGAGTGCTATAAGCAATATGTAGGTTACCGGCCACCGCCAGATGAGGAGCATATAGGGCGGTCAAACCTACACATACCGAGGACATACGAGCAGATAGATGCCCTGAGGTCGAGGTTCATAAAGTCTTTTTTCTCTTCGAGGCCGTACGTGGACTTCATACCGATGCCGACGTATGGAGAGACAGTGATCCCTGAGGAGATGTTGGTCCGTGAAAAGAAGGGACAGATAGCTGCAGCTCTCCTCGATATGCAGTTTGAAAAGAATGGGATAGCCAAAAAGTTTTATGACTATTTGACTAGTTTGTTGGTGTTCCCGGCTGGAATTTTGGGGGTTGGCTGGAGATATGAAGAGAAGGTAATTAGGAAAGAGGTGGAGACAGAACAGATCATCCACACTGAGATGGGGCCAGTAATGGGAGCGCCAGTCAAGGAAGTCCAAGAGATTACAAAGGTAGTATTTGATGATAACGAGATTGTGAACATTGACTACTTTGATTTCTGGCCTGACCCGCATGGGCACGATATAGATTCTTGCAGATATGTTTTTCAGAGGGAATGGGTAACTAGGGAGGAGTTGGAGTCCAGATTAGAGCTTTATGAAGAATCAGGAGCAGGGGATGTGTATGAGGTTAATTATGAGGAGTTGCAACAAGCGAGAGCTTACGAAGATGGAAGATTTGAGAGGCTTAGCGCTGTTGGTTTGTCTCCTCATTTTGACGAAGATTCCTCTTTAGAATCTCCTGAGAAAAACTTGTATGAAGTTCTACACTACTGGGAAGACGACTTGCACGTCATGATAATTAATCGGCAAGTGATGGCTTTTAAGGGAGATAATCCCTACTATCACAAAAAAAAGCCGTTCATAGTTCATTCTTATGAGCCGCTGCCTAATGAATTCTATGGTCGTAGCGCAGTGGCTATTATGAAAGATTTGCAGGCAGAATTAGACACCCTTCGGAATCAGAGGATTGATAACATCAGTTTTGTTCTTAACCGAATGTGGAAGGTTCGGAAGGGTGCAGACATAGATGAAGCAGAGCTGGTATCCAGGCCGCATGGCATCATTCGTGTTGATAACCCCGATGATGTGACAGAATTGGCCATGAACGACGTGACAAGTTCTGCGTTCCAAGATGAGGCAATCATTAAGCAGGATATGGAGAACGCTCTAGGAGTTCCATCTGTTGTCCGTGGCGTGGACCCAGCCAGGAGAGAGACTGCAACCGAGGTTGTAACCAAAGCGTCTAACGCTTCGGTCAAGTTTGATGTTAAGGTGCTCCTTTTTGAAGAGTTAGGATTGAAGCGCTTGGCTATGCTCATGGATTCTAACAACAGGCAGTTCATTTCTGAGCCTAGGTTGGTTTATATTTTTGGTGCTGAAGGCGTGGATGCGTGGTTGCAGTACAATCCTGAAGATGAAACAGGAGATTACGATTATAGGCCAGCTGGTTCCAGCACAGATGCAGGCGCCAACAGAGACTATATGAGGCAGCAGTTTAACCAGCTTATGAGCATTGTTATGCCTGCTAACATTCCGTGGGTCAATAAGTATGAACTCTTCAAGTCGTGGTTAGCCACTTATGACCTTCGGAATGTGCAGAAATACATCATCCCGCAAGAACAAGTGATGCAGCAACAAATGATGATGCAGCAGTTGATGCAGGCGATGGCGGCTCAGCAGCCCCAGGGTGAACAAACCGGGGGCACACCACCCCAAGCAGCAGGTGGCTTAGGGATGATGGGAGAGCCGGGTAAGCCAATGCCTGGCCCTGAAACTCCGCTAGCCGCTCCTGGAGCTCCGCTTATAGGAGTGGTTGGAGGTAGGGGAGGGGGTGGATGAGATAGCTGGGAAGAAGGGGCGGCTGAATGATTTGTGGGTATCTGCATTGGATAAATTCATGGCCCGTGGAGAAGAAAAGAAGTCTTCTGCTAAAAAGAAAACAGGAAAAGCGAAAAGCAAGAAAGGGAAGCGGTAGCTGTGATGAAGGAAAAAGATCCTTCTATTGAGCCTGTAGCCATTATGGCTAGGACAGAGGGCTATCAGTATCTACGAGATTATATTGAGAAAAAAATCAAATCCAATCTTGCACGGCTCCGTAGGGAAGTGTTTACTGACCTCGCACAGGTTGCCCTCCTGCAAGGGGAGATACGCAGCCTTGAGGCAGTCCTTGACTACGTGAATACCCGTGTAAAGAAATCGGAAGGAGATTGAGATAATGGGAATTTTTGATGATGAATTCCTAGAATCCCCGGAAATCGGACACGATTCTGAGGAGTTCGATGAAGAGGATCTCGAAGAAACACCTGAGGAAGGTGACGAAGGCCCGGACGAAGATGATACCGGACACCCTTCAGAAGATGACCAAGACGAGTCTCCGAAAAGAAAGTATGCAAACAAATACGACACAATTGAACAGCTTGAAGAAGGCTACCTCCACGCTCAAAGAAAACTCAGTGAGCGAGATGAGGAGAAGGAAGAGTTGCGGCAGAGGCTCCAGATGTTGGAGCAGCTCATACTGTCTCAACAGCAACCACAGCAACAAGGGTACCAGGGATACCAGCAGCAGGCTGCCCCTGAGGACTTGGATGCTCAGCCGGAAGATTTCCTTGATCAGTTTTACGATGATCCAGTAAGTGTGATTGACAGGCGGATAGAACGCATTATTGAACAGCGGTTAGAACAGCTAAATCCGACGCTGAACGCTGTTCAGCAATTCATGACTGAGCAGTTCTATCTGCGCAAGGCGAGTGAGCTGGCAGCTAAGTATCCTGATTTCCAGGATATGATTCCAGCTATTCAAGAGCTGGGGCAAAAGTATCCTCAGCTCGCACAAGACCCTAATGGGATGGAGCTGGCATATCAAATAGCCAAAGGCATGCATGCCAGCAAAGTACAGTCGCAAGAAGAAAATACTGCGAATAAAAAAGCTGCAAGAATGCCCGGCTCCACGGGGGGCACACGAAGGACCGAACGACAGCCATCGGAAGAAGAAATGATCCTCAAGAGTATTTTTGGGAACCCAAAGGAGCCAGGCGGAATTTTTGATTAAAAGGAGTGATTTCGCATGCCTACTAATCCATATGCACCTATCGTTCCTAAGCAGGGTGCTGTTTTGACATTTGATTTAGACCAGGAGCGTCGAGATATTCCGGTTGATAGGGAGATTGCACGGTATGTGCCTGATGCATCTCCATTTACAGTAATAATGATGAGGGCACGGAAACAACCTGTGAACTCTACCGAGTTCCACTGGTGGGAGTCTGAGGTCGGCGGCTACTGGGCAGAGTTTACTGCGGCGGCAACTGCCGATGCGACCACTGGGGTTCATCCTACAGAACTCTCTGTAACTGACGCAACTATCTTTGCAGCAAAGGACATCATCAAGGTTCCGAGCACAGGCGAAATCATGTTTGTGACTAACTCGGACCCAGTCACAAAGAAAATCACTGTTGTGCGTGGCTACGGTTTGACACAACCAGCGGCCATTGAACAAGGAGCTTCGCTCCATAGAATGGGCAACGCCATGGAAGAAAACTCCCTCTCTCCAGAGCCCAAGACCCAACAGCCCAGGAAGATTTACAATTATACTCAAGTTGTAAGAACTCCGCTGTCTGGTTCTTGGCAGGCCGAGCACGACCCCACCAGGGCTGGTGGCAATGAGCGCAACCGCTTGCGCAGAGATAAGTCTATTGACCACAGACTTGACTTGGAGAGAATTATGCTCTTTGGTGAGCCCAAAGAAGATCAAAATGAGAAGCGCCGCATGACTGGTGGGATTTTGCACTTCATCAGAACTAACGTCTATGATGTTAGCGGGGCTCTCACAGATGATGATATGGAGCAGTTCTGCGAGATGCTGTTTACTACTGCGCCTTCGACCAAGAAGCGTAAGCTTCTTGTCTGCTCACCTCGAATTCTGACTCAGGTTAGCAAGTTTGCGAAGGAGAAGCTCATCGTAAGGCAAGATGAAACTACCTACGGTGTGCAAATTACGCAGTACAGATCTGCCCATGGTATTCTGAATATGGTGACATCCTACACCTTTGAGAGGGACTACGCCGGCATGGGCATTGCAGTTGATATGGACCACATCTACTATCGTCCACGTCGTGACACCACTCTTCGGGCTAACATCCAGGAGAATGACCGTGACGGGTGGAAGGACGAATACTTCACCGAGTTTGGCGTAAAGGTCGAACTCGAAAGGACTCATGCGGTTTTGACGGGAGTGGCATCTAACTAACCCCAAAGGAGCAGGCAACCCCTGCTCCTTCTTTATTATTTTTGATGGAGGGATTATAATGGCTAGATTTTTAAGCAAGTATAAGGGTTTGGTGTTGGTAATGCCTCTGAAGAATGGCGAGAGGAAGAGGCTGTATTTTGTTGATGGCGAGTATGAAACTAACGACAGGGATGAAATAAACTTTATCCGGAAACATCCCAGATTCAACAGGACTATTTCCGAGATTGAGGAGATCCTGATCCCAAAGCGTAGCAGCAAGAAGGAGGAATAAGCTATGCTGGGGATTTATTTTGACGAAGCGCATAATAACAAGCTTTCTGAAGGCGATGGCTCCAACCCTGATATTACGATCGTAAATGGTGAAACGGGTGGCTCAGAGGAAAGAAAGCTGTTCATTTGGAATGACAATGCTGCTAATAAGACATATGAGAATGTGCGGATTACAGCTAAGAATTCTGATGCTGATTTTAAAGTTGAATATGCTCTTGACGAAGGCGGTGCGCCAGGAACCTTCTCCAGCGCAATCACTCTTCCTAATGGTGATTTTGCAAATTCGGTTCCTTTTTGGCGGAAAGTTACAATTGCTCCACAAGATGATAGTATCACTCGAAGGGATATTAAACACAAGTTGACAGCCGAAGAGTTTGCGAAGTAGGTGGTATTATGAGGTATGCAGTTGCTAATAATGCGAGAACTAGGCTTACGGCAACGCTTTTAGCCGCACACGATATTATACACGTTGAAAGCACCAGCGCTTTTCCATTAGCAGAACATCCTTACCTGGTATCTATCAATGATGAAATACTTGAGGTTAAGCCTACATCAAGTACCACTTTTGCAATTTTGAACAGGGGCTGCGAGGGTACTACTCCGACTAATCATGCTATAGGAGATACAGTGGAGAACAGGTTCACTGCGGGCACATACGAAGGAATTTTCGATGAGATAGGCAGTGGTGGGCCACGTACCGTTCGTTTTGTAGTCGGGACTTCTACGGCAGGCTGGACACTAGACGACTGTGATTATCTCTGTGATGGAACAGATGACCATGTAGAGATACAGCAAGCACTAGACGCTCTTCCCGACGACGGTGGCGAGGTAAAGCTACTAGACGGAACTTATTATTTTGAAGATGGTGTTACGCTAACTAAGGATAGGACTACTTTACGGGGCAGCGGGAAATCTACGAAAATAATTTTAGGGGAAGCTGTGCAGAGCGTAAAAGACGTAAGAATAATAAGCCTGCCTAAAAATTACTGTACCGTCGCAGATATTTCCGTAGACGGTAATTATCAATGGGAGTATTCAGTTCAAGGTATTTATGTCGGTGGCAGCAATAACACCATAACAGGCAATACGTGTAATAACTGCAGCAGCGGCATTTCTGTCGGTGGTAGTAACCATGCCATAACAGGCAATACGTGTAATGGCAACTATGAAAACGGCATTTCTGTCAGTGGTAGTAACCATACCATAACAGGCAATACGTGTAATAACTGCAGCAGCGGCATTTCTGTCGGTGGTAGTAACCATGCCATAACAGGCAATACGTGTAATGGCAACTATGAAAACGGCATTTCTGTCAGTGGTAGTAACAATACCATAACAGGCAATACTTGCAACAACAACTACGACGGCATTTCCCTATCTTCCAGCAGTAACAACAACACAATAACAGGAAATACTTGCAACAACAACTACGACGGTATTTACCTATATTCCAGCAGCAACAACACAATAACAGGCAATACTTGCATCCGTGGAACAGGGCAACCCTCTGATTACACCTCAAGTCAATACACAATACATCTATCAGGTTCTGGCAACAGCTATAACCTCATTTCCTCAAACAACTGCATGGGCAAAGATGTCGTCATCGATGGCGGCACAGGGAACACAAGCGTAAATAATAAATATAATTAAGCGAGGTGATATGATGTTTCGCCTTTTGGGTAATAAGGTTGAATTGGTTCGATATATAGTGACCTGGCAGGAAACTCAAGATGAAAAAACGATTGAAATGGAAGAACGGTGTGTCTCGGAAGAACACAAGAATGAAATAGAACAAAAGCTCACCGAAAGAGGCATACCGTTCTCTACTGAATCTATCACCCAGGTAGGAAATGAATGG